CCTATATAATATGAATTCTTCTAATGATATTGTGAAAACAGATTATTCGTTTGTAGATTTTGCTAATATTATGATTGGTAATAACACTATTACAGAAGACACTTGCAAAATCTATAATATTAAGGAATTGTATGACGGATATATCAAACATCTTATGGTTAGAAAATATAAGAGCGAGGATATCCGGCGATATCGTATGGAAGCCGTAGTAGATTATTATCTGGATTTTTATGGAAGTAATAAGAATTATGATAGGAGCAATTTGGTTACGCAATATAAAAATAGTATCACCGACGGTTTTGATAAGAAATTGAATCCGCCTAAATGTTATCTAACTATTGCGAGGAGAGAAGATATTGCGAATGAACTTAAAGAAAAGATGGAATATGAAAGCTGTGATATCAATACGCATTACAAGATGATTAATATGAAATACGAATATTACGGAGAGCTTAATAATTCAGAAAAGCAAAAGCAGTCTGCAATTGAGAATGACGAATATTATGATGAATATAACGATTATTATAATGACGATGAACTCAATTCAAGCATCTGTAATAGCGATGATTATGACGACTATTATTGTGAATGTATTAGCGAAGATGATAGCGAATATTACTCTGACGATTACTAATACTTACCTTTTAGGACAAGCGAGACAAGGCGCCACACTAACAACGAAAAACAAAATAAATTACCTTTTTTATTTTTGTATTATCCAGATATCTTGTAAAAATTGATATAAATAGAATAATTTTATCATAATCATATATATGACAATATCAAAGAATTATATTGGAGCTCATATTAAGCGCGATGACAGCGGGGGGATAATAGAGACTATGAATAATATAAAGAATAATTGCGGGAATGCTCTTCAAATATTTGTTTCTAATCCGCGAAGCATCACTATTACAAATATAGACAGTTATGTTAAAAAATCTCAAGATATACGAAAATATCTCGCAGAAAATGATTTCAAACTTGTTATACACGCCCCTTATACTATAAATATTGCAAAAGATTCTATGGAGGGAAAACGAGTAATGCCTTTGGAAGAATGTATATGGATTAAACTCCTCATTAATCAGCTTACGCTCGCAGATATGATGAACGCCGAAGGTGTCGTATTACACGTAGGAAAGCACGTCTCGTTATCCTATGAAAAAGGATTGAATAATATGAAAATGGGAATAGAATATATATTGAAAATTATGGAAAATAAAAAAATGAATACTAAATTAATAATTGAAACGCCTGCAGGGCAAGGTACAGAACTGTTAAAAGATTTGAATGACTTCGTCGCATTCTTTAACGGTTTTTCAAAAGAACAAAAGAAACACCTTGGAATCTGCTTTGACACCGCTCACACTTGGGCTCTCGGATACAGTTTAGCAGAGGCATATAACATCTTATTTAAAAAAAATAGTAAGGATATTACAGTAATTCATCTAAATAATAGCCTTGTTAAAAAAGGAGAAATGAAGGACAGACACTCTGTCATCTTAGATGGCAAAATATCCGTAACAGAAATGAATGATTTTATAGCCTCTTTGTCTGCAACACATATCCCAACAATTATCTTAGAAACACCAACGGATAATTACAAAATGGAAATAAACCATATTCGCAATTTACTAGACTAAGGCAATGCGTAGCTACGCATTGCTATATGAAGGCGAATGCTATAATTATCAAGAATGTTTTTTAGCACTATCTAATACTTTTTTCATCTCGTTATCAAAATCATCACAGGTAGCGCGAATATTAGCCCATTTACTTTCTTCCTCGCTAATATTGTTTACATTTTTTTCAGGTATTTTCCACAATTCAATCAGAGTATCTAATACATTATTATCATTCCTAATAAATATTGTTTCAACCTCTTCATATGTTAATCCATCAGGTGCTTGTTTAAATACTTCATCCATATTATAATATATATATATATATTATATCCTTTTATCATTTTATATTTGTTTATATTTTTCTATTTTGCAGATATTGTATATATGCTCTGATATCTCATAAGCTATTTTTTCATATGGATGTTCCATAGAATAATTTTCTATAATTATATCATTAATATTTTTAGGCTTATCGCTACTATATAAACATATCATTAATTCGCCAGTATGTATGTTCTTATATATCTTATTATCGACATCAGGATTTGAACGAACATATTTAAGTTTATCTTGAGATATATCTGGACTTGCAGGACTCGCTGATATCTCAACATATCCCATATTATATATTATAGTTTTGAACGAAGCTTCATTATAGCGTTGATATATATGAATTTTTTCGTGTATGAGTAGCTTTATTATTTCATCTTCTGAATAATTTAGAAAATCCTGAGATAGAAATATTATGTGCTTTCTTGTATGTGGCAAGCCATCTTCATATTTTCTACCATTATCATTTCTGGTAATGGCTAATACCCATTTAATATCGGCTATATCTTTGTAATTAAGATATTTTGAATAATATAGATTGCTTTCAGAGCTAATAGTATTTATATTAATATTTCTCAATAATTCATCGGCTTTTTTCGTACATTTATCAAGTATTAATTTATCGCCTTTATTAAAATGCGTCGCTTCGCCTTTAATAATATTAATATATTCTTCTTTAGAAGATACTTTGCGAGCATATAAATCTAAAGCTGATAAATTGGCTACATATCTATCTTCGTCGCTTTCAAGAAATCGCACGGTTTCTTCATAGCTCATATAATTTAAATGCTTATCATTCTTAAAAGGAACAGAAGTATATACAGTGTATATATAATATATTGTTAGTATTGCAAGGGTTATAATCAATAATGATAAAATATAGTAATATATCATATTTATTATAAGCTAACATTTTATCATTTGCCTTTTTTTTTATAACATACTCCTTTATTCGGGTCTTGCGATTTAATTACATTACTTTCCTTAACATTAATATCTTTAGAATTGTTATATTTAGCCACTCTATCGCAATAATAATTTCTATTTTTTGAAGCATTTAATATAATAGTATCCTTAAATTTTTCCTTATAAGTTTTGCGATATTCTATCTCATTGTTTTTTACACTATATACATAGAGCTCGTCAATTGACTTATTATTACAATCGGCTGCGATTATTTTGTTATAAGATACAACAATGCCGCTCTTTTCAACAAGTATTTTACAGTATCCGTATGAGTTTATAGAATAATAGGTTATGTTATATCCAGATATGTCAACCACTTTTTTTTCGTTTAAATCCTTAATTATATCTGGGTCAGCACCACCAGTTCCTGAAGTTATCTGGATTACGCATTTATCATCTCCATTTTTAATACTCATTATATTGAAATTATGACAATCGGCGCATAAATAAATACACTTATGTTCAGCCAATATCTCATATAGCGAATCTATTAATATGGGAGATTTGTCTTCTCCTAAAGTTCCCTTTTTAAGCTTAGTTATATCCTCGCCCTTTCCCTTAGACTCCTTCTCTTTTTTTGATGGCTTTATTGACTCACTGGCTTCTTCTATATCCAGTTCAATGGATTCCTCGGGTTCAATGGGCGCCTTGGGTTCCTTAGGTTCCTTAGGTACTTTCTCTTTTTTGTGTTTATCTAAAAATAATGGCATATGTCCCATTACAAATATACGCTTATTTTGGTTCCCGTCTTTAATCTTTGTTTCCGCTATTTTTTCTCCAACAGTTTTTAAATAATCGTATGAAGACATATTGGTATTTATTATAATAACTATATACGACGAAGAAGCATCTTCATATACTCCAATATTTTTATCAGAATATAACTTTATACCATTTTTGGAGTCATCAGTCTCCTCTCCTAACTCCTCTCCTAACTCCTTTACTAACTCTTCAATAGAAGGAATACTTTCTAATAAACCTTTAATCATTGTATTTGCATAATCACCCTCAGTTCCCTGTAATGAAGCATCTACTTCTTGGGAAGACTTCCTAACTTTTTCTAAACTCTTTGTTTTGACATCTATATATTTTTTGAGCTTGTTAATATAATATTTCTGTGTCTTAATCATACAATAAGGATATTCTTGATTACTACTGACTTCGTCGTGATTACCTACACAAATATAAATATCCTTATTCATCGTATATAGTATGTGATATCCTGATACCAATGTATCAACTAAATAATATTTATAAGAATCCCTTTTTTTTTTTCATCATTAGATTCTGTAGCCTCGGTAGCGTCTTTAGATTTTTCATAATTGATTAATGTATTATACCAGTTATCTCCCGCTATAAACATCTTTTTAGTAGAAGGTTCAAACTCTTTGATACAATTTAATACGACATCTCTATATATAGCCTCTTTCTCACAGTTTATATTATTCCAGCAACCAAAAAATATGAATGAATTATTCATAATTCTAAAACTTATTTTAACCCGATACTATTTAATAAGAGTATTAAAAAATAAAATGCTAGAGGGATAGGGGACTGAGAGACGGCATTATAAATAAATTGAATTGTGCTTTGCAGATATGGATGTGTTATTGCTATATTTTTTACAATATGTATCATAAAATGTATGTGAGACTGTGTAAGGAATGCTTATTTTTATAAGATCTGTAGGGACATATATCATCATATTAATCCACGATACGATGTTATTAATAGCCCTTTTTAAATTGCGGACACCATCTTCTTTTTCAATATTATTAATAATATGTCTCAATAGCTCGTTACTAAATATAATATCGCCTTTGTTAAAATTGTACTGTTTCAATATTTCGGGAATTATATAGCCCGATGCTAATACAATCTTCTCGTCATTATCATATCCGCTGACATTAATAACAATCATCCTGTCTCGCAAAATTGGATTTATCAAAGAATCATCATTGTATGTAAAGATAATCATAGAACGCGATATATCAAAATCAATCTCTTCAAAATATCTGTCGTTGAATTTGTCATTCTGTACAGGGTCTGTTATATGTATCAGGGTATTGATGATTTCTTGACCCTTGTATGTATTAGATACTTTGTCCAACTCGTCAAATAAAAAAAGCGGATTCATTATTCCAGTTTTCATAAGAGATTCACAGATTTTTCCATAAGTGGAACCTTCGTATGTATATGAATGTCCCTTGAGAAACGAGGAATCGTCTGTGCCACTCAGCGATATAAAGGCATTCGGATAATTCAGGGCATTGCAAATACCTTCTTTAATTAGCTTCGTTTTCCCCACGCCGGCGCTACCTTGAATACCTATGATATATCCATTAGCTTTGGGAAATGATATTAATTGCGCTAAAACCCTGACAATCTGTTCTTTGGCATCTTTGTGTCCGAAGATAGTCTCGTCCATACGCGCTCTAATATTATTTAAAAAATTACAGATTTTCTCATTACCGTCGGCAATTTTAATAGGGATTTCATAAAACTTATTAAAAGGGATATTATTCAAAGAAGATATCCACGAACTCAGCTTATAATATTCGGAAGAATTGCTATTCATCTTATTTAAACTTTCAATCTTCCATAAAATGCTCTTCTTTGTTCTAATATTTATATCAGATGTCAGTATCTTAAAACGCATAGGGACATCATAAGTAATCGTGGTTTTTTCAATAATATCTTCATTATCTATTAGCTTCGTTTTATCGGCATCAGACAGAACATCAAAATATTTTTTCTCAACACTACTATATTTATTATAAAACCGATATGTTTTTTTATTAATAGGATGCTTACTCAGATTTAATACATTCCTATTCCTTTTTGTATTATTGTCATTCCCAGCATTCGTATTTAAAATAAGATATATCATTTGATTATTATTCTCTTCCTGATATTTATTAAAATAGTTATCAGGGTTATTGGGATTATCCTGATTATCCTGGTTATCGGGATTATCATTTATAATTTCATTCTGACAATCCCTATTACATACCTTTTCACAGTCCTTATTTATAATATATTCTTCGGTCTCCTCTATCTCTTCGGTATCCTCTATTTCTTCCGTGTCTTCGCTGGTCTCTTCGGTCTCTTCTTTATATTCGCTGTCCTCTGTATCTTCTGTTTGGGATTCTGAATCAGATTCGCGAGATTTCTCTTCTTTTTTAGTGTCTTCTTTTTTCATAATTTTATAATATATA